ATTATAAGAAACGTGTACCCAATCTGGTTGTTTGTCTGTACCAAACTCCCATATCATTTGGTCAAACTCTAAGTTGTTTTTAATATAATCAAATATATCTTTATTAGTAAAACCTGAAGTAGCTACTAAATCTAAAGCTTGACCTTTATTATGCTGTGATGTTTTAGATCCACCTACAGCTTTATTTAACTTTTCACTCCTATAACCACTTGAAATTCTAATTGGCTTACCTATAGCATCTCTTAAAGGTTGAAAGATATTATTAGCTATTTCAATTAAACTTTTTAAATGCTCGTTTGTAGGGCTATTATCAATTCCTTTAGCTTTTGCAGTATCAGAGTGTATTAATTCTTCTAGCGTTAAATTTTTAGTTACTATCATTTTAAACTATCTATATCGGTTTTAACTTCTTTAGCTCTTTTCATTAAGTTTTTAAGCATTTTCCAAATATCTACATTTAAAGCTTCTTCTATATTTTCTTTAATTGAAACTAATTCAATAAACACTAAAATAATAGCTATTAACTTTGTAAATAAAAATTGAGTGCTAAAGTGTAAGTTTACTAATTCATTTAAAAGGTATTTATCAATAGTATATAAACTAATAATAGATACTTGGTATAATAGCATTTTAGAGATAACATTAGATAAAGTACGAGATCGGATAGATTGCAACCCTTTTAACTTTATACTCTTAAAGATACCAGTAAATGTATCTAACATTATCCCAAACGCTACTGCAATAAGCAATCCTTGAATAGGTGCAAAAAATAATACTAAACCAGTAAGAAAATAATTAAGATAGGTTTTCATTTATTAAATCATTATATTTTTTTCTTATTTCATTTCGTTGCTCTATAACTTCAACAGGTACTTCAATACCTATATCCATTTTTCTTACAAAATACCAATCAGTTAAAGCAAGTTCATCGTAGCATTCTTTTTTTAATTTGTCAATAGCTTCATTTTTAGCTAAATCAATTTCAAAATCAGATAGCAAATCAGTTTGTTCAACTGTACCATCTGCTTTAAGAAAATCTAAATATTTTTGATATATTGCATTAGATTCATCCATAGGAATTATATTCCTATTTTTATCTATTGTAACTCCGTTTTTAGTTAAAAAATATTTCATATTAAATATATGTATTATATCCTATTGCTCCGTAATGATAAAGTGAATTTGCAGCAGCAGTTGCATTATTTGTTATCCATAAAGCAGGATTTATAGAGGTTGTTGGAAAATTACTTGAAACAGTATAGTCAGTACTTATAATAGCACCTGTTGATATTGTTGTTCTTCTAACACTTACTCCTGTATAAACCCCTGTAATTTTAATATCATAATAATATAGGTTTGAATTAGCAGGATAATTTGCACCTAAATCAAATGTAGTACAAACTCCACTTCCGTCATTATGAATTATAAATAAATTTGTTGAAGTTGAAAGTTTTGCAACTCCAATAGTTTGAGTTAATGAAGCAGGGTCAACATTTGTTGGGTTAGATACTTGATATAAATTTGATAATCCTACAAAATACCTTGCATCAGTAGAAATAACATTTGGTTGAAATCTAAATAAACTTCTACCTGAATGGTAAAAAGGTGTACCTCTTTGAAAAGCTAAAGTTCCTGCAGTTGCTGCTGTTGTAAATTGGACAGCATTTGCTCCAAAATATGCAGAATTTCCTGATAAAATGGTAGCACTACTTATTCTTAAACTATTAAATGTTGCAGCACCAACACCTCCTAAAAAATAACAAATAGTACCATTCATAAATGTACTATATATTCCATTGTCTTGAACTGATGCAATATCAAGTAAAGCGTTTTGCTTTCCATTAAAAGTATTCCAATCAGTAGAAGTTAAATAACCATCAACCGAAGTAGTTGCTGCACCTAATTTAGTTTTTATTGTAGCAGTAGTTTCATCACCTGTATTAGTTCCTGATTGATTGCCTATTGTAGTTAAATTAGCATCTGTAACATAACGCTTATTTGTACTATCTGCAATATCAGCCGTTGTAACGCTCTTATTTTTCCAAAGTGATGTTGCACTATCATAAGACAATAATTGTTTATCTGCAACGCTTGAAATATATACATTATGAAGTTCATCTAATTCCCACCCATTCATTATTTTTACATAAATCTTACCGTGATTTGAGTGTGCATATTCTACATATCCTAAAACAACAATATGACCTGTTGCACCTGTAGGTTTTACATTAGTCATTTTACCTGCTGTAGTTGGACTTAAATAAAGTACATCACCATCAGCCCAAGTTTCACCTTGCAAACTACCTGTTGTATTTATATTTTCAATTTGACCTACTGTCAAAATAAAACCCTCTTGATTTGTAGCAATAGTTTCAGTAACTACTCCTAAAGTATCAGCTGAATTATTATCATTATTTGCTTGAGCCAAATCAACTGCTAATCTTTGACCTTGAGCTCCAGTAACTCTAACTACTTGATATGCTGCTTTAGTTAAAGTTGTGTTAGGACTTACTTTATTAACTACTCTTGCAACTAAATCAACTCCATTTTTTAATATTACACTACCACCTTTTAAAGTAGTTTCTGCACTTCCTATAGTATCATTCCATCTTGTAGTAGCTACTGCAGCAGTTCCTGTTGGTGAAGTATCAAATGTAATTTGACCTGCTTTTATTTCGTACTCTCCTAAATTTACATTAGTTGTAGCACCTGTATAAGGTACATATCCTGTTAAAGAAGGTATTGTAGGTTTATTTAAAATTTGAGCATCACCACTAGTAGCGTTCCAATCAGCATTTACATTAACTTCAGCACCTGCTTCAATACCTGCTAATTTAGTTTGTTCTGCAGTAGTAAAATTGTTATCAGTATGTACATAAGAAGCATCTGATACAAAATTACTATCGTTAGTTAAATCACTTGTATTAGTTGGTATTACATTGTAAAGTTCCCAAACTGCAGCACCTTCAGTAGCATCAGTACAAATGTAATTAGTACCATCATCTAAAGTCCAAATAGAACCAATTTTAAATCTTAATGTAACATCAAAAGAAACATCAGGTACTATATTAAAACAATTAGTTGAATTTCTTATAAAACCGCTTTGGTCAAATACGTGTCTAAAACCATTTTGCCACATATCCTCATAATTATTTGAGCATACACGAGAAATACCACCATTACCACCAAAATTATAAGTTCCTTTTTTTAAACTAGAAGTATTTTCTAATAATAAAGAATCTTCATTATTAAGTAATATATCAGTGCCATCTGTATTGTTACCAAAAACAAGTGTTTGAGCTAAAGTTTGATCACCACCCCCACCTGTAACTTTATTAATATTAACCTGAATAATTTCTTCAGTAATATTTAAAGTAACTTCTTCTACAGTTTCACCTACATTAATATCTATAACTTCGGTAGTTTCCGAGCTTACAATATTAATAATATCGTTAGTTTCCTGTATGTTTATATTTATGTTATCTTGTGACATCTGCTAAAATTAGAAAGTTACCACTAACCCAAGTTTTAATATCTCCGTTATCAAAATGAATTTCAATATCGTAAATGTAATTATAAGGTGCTACATCTATAACTTGTTTATTTATTTTAAACAAACCACTTGCAGGAGTTGTAATAGTTATACCAGCATTAGCAACTGAAGTTAAAGATAAAGCAATTACACCACCATATTCTTTTCTAAGTTGCATACGAATAACTGCATCTGTTAAATCTACAGCTACATCATTAATTTTAACTTCAAAGTTTACTTGTTCGAAAGTATCACCTTTAATGTTTTGGAAGTTCAAGCCCATTTTTTTCTAACTTTATTAAGAATAATTGTAATTTTTCTTTGTTCTGTTCTTTAGGTTTATAATTACCTACTTTCTTTCTTTTTTTTTCCATTTATAAAACCCAGCTACCATAAAAATTATTAGTATCAGGGTTCATATCATCATTAGAATTAGAAGTGTACTCTGGATACTCTGATTGTTGAAAACACATATAATCTATAAATCTTTGTGTATAGTGTTCTGCTATATCTCTTTCTTTTTCTACTAAGAAATCTATTTCGTTTTTTTCTACATTTGTAGCGTTTTCTGAATTATGTTTGTAAACACCTTTATTAGCTATTGTATAAGCTGCAAAAGGTAAATAGTGAACCATACTCCAGTGTATAAGCATTGGTTTAATATAGTTGTTTAAAAGCGTTTTATAGCTTAAAAACTCTACTTCGTTTATATCACCATTAATAATTAAAGTTTGAAACTTATTGTATAAATCAGTTCCTAAATAATTCTGTATAGTAATATCCTGTGCTATCTTTATATATTGAATAAAATCATCTACATCTAAATTACCATTTAGTATAGTAAACTTTTTTACATCTTCAGTTGATATTAGTAGTGCGTAAGCCATATCTATTTATTATAATTTGGGTGGTGTCCGTGATTTGGCATATCGTAAGGTTTCATAGATACCTCTTTATCGTTTCTTACTCTATATCCGTATTTTTCAGCTTTATTAGTAGAAATAGTTGTAGCATTAGGGTTAGTTACATCTATATTTACATTATCAAAAGAAACATAAGTTTGTCTTAACCATTTGTGCTTACAATTAACTCCACCTTTGTAAAGAAATAAATCGTAATTATTACCATTATGCCCTTGACCTGGATTTACTTCGTTAGATGTAGTTTGTACTATATCTTCTTTTCTGTAAAGTTTATCAGCTTTTAACATTCTATTGCAAAATTCTCTTTCACCTGTTAAATCTCCACTATATTTATAGCGTGTAATAAATTTAATTCCATCAATATTTTCATCTTGACTAGATTTTGAGTTTGGTCTTGCAGTAATTGTAGAAGCTAAATCTAATATTTTAGATAATAAACTTTTATCTTTTTTAGGTTTTTGGTTTAAAAAATCAATTTCAGCATCTAATTCATCTTCTAAATCTTGATCTACTTCGCTTTCGTCAATTAATATCCATTCAACACCTAAATTTTCACCTTTATTAATTAAAGAATCTGCTATATCCACAGAAGTATCTTTATCACTTGAACAACATACTGCAGCCATTTTGACTCCAGTTTCTTCTTCATTAGTTGTAGCATTAGCAGTATTAACATCAATAAAATCTAATGGTTGTATTGTTTTAAAATATAAGTTTAATGCAATATTGTTTATTGCTAAAATAGCATCTAAAGCATCTATAATTTCTAATTGGTATGGTCTGATAACAATATTATCAAATAATCTAGTTGCAGTTTCAATTTCATCTGCATTGTTACCTAAACCA